GCAGAACTATCTAAGGAGGAGGAGTGTGAGTCCTGTACAATCTGAGGTGAAAGGTATGACAGTATTCAATCAGAATGCTGTTGATACTAAGAAACAACCAATGTTTTTTGGGCAACCTCTAGGTGTCCAAAGGTATGATGAATACAAGTATCCTGTGTTTGATAAACTTACAACTCAGATGCTAGGATACTTCTGGAGACCAGAAGAAGTGTCTCTACAGAAGGACAGGAGTGATTATCAATCACTGAGACCAGAACAGAAACATATCTTTACATCTAATCTGAAGTATCAAATTCTTTTAGATTCTGTTCAAGGTCGTGGGCCTGGAATGGCATTTTCTCCATACTGTGCTCTTCCTGAGTTGGAAGCTGCCATGAATGTGTGGCAATTTATGGAGATGATACATTCAAAGTCTTATACATATATTATCAAGAATGTGTATCCCGACCCGTCAGAAGTATTTGACACCATTCTAAACGATAACAAGATTTTACAACGAGCGAACTCAGTCACGAGATCATACGACGAGTTCATAAACTATGCCCAAGACTATGGGCAAAGTAATCATTGGCGACCTGACTGGAGGGAACACACGAATTCGGAGTGGACTCTCTATGACCTCAAACGAAAACTCTACCGAGCTGTTGCAAACGTCAACATTTTGGAAGGCATACGCTTCTATGTCTCCTTCTCGTGCTCGTTTGCTTTTGGCGAGCTTAAGCTTATGGAAGGATCAGCAAAAATTATCTCCCTCATTGCAAGAGACGAAAACCAACATCTCGTCCTCACTCAACAAATCCTCAAAAATTGGGCAAGTGGGGTTGACGACCCAGACATGAAGAAAATAGCTATTGAAGAAAAGGAAAATGTAATTGGAATGTTTAAGAATGCTGTTGAAGAAGAGAAAGAATGGGCTGAATACTTATTCAAAGATGGTAGTATGATTGGGTTGAATGATAAGTTATTGCATCAGTACGTTGAATGGATTGCTAATAAAAGAATGAAGGCTATTGGATTAGATCCAATCTATGATATACCTTTGAAGAATAATCCTTTACCTTGGACACAACATTGGATTAGTTCCAAGGGTTTACAGGTGGCACCACAAGAGACTGAAGTAGAGTCTTATGTTGTTGGTGGCATTAAACAAGACATAAAGAAGAATACTTTTAGTGGGTTTAAATTATAAGTCTAAATAGGTTATAGGATAATAGTACCTGTAATCAATCATGCCTAAGCAGTTAATAAATATTGGATCCAATCCTAATGACGGCACTGGCGATACCTTGCGACAGGGTGCTGATAAAGTTAATGATAACTTTAATGAAATTTATAGTGTAATTGGTGTTGGTAATACACTTAATGCACCACAGAGTATTGGTTATGCTGATGTTGCTGGTGTTGCGACTGCCGCTCAAGGTATCACGGGATCTCCTAATATTACAGTAGGCCTTTGTAGTGCTACTACTTTAACTGGCGATCTAACTGGTGATGTAACAGGAAATTTAACAGGATATGCATCTACATCTGGTGTTTCCACAGTCTCTCAGGGACTTACAGGATCACCAGATATTTCTGTGGGAAATGTTGTTGGTACTAGTGCTACCTTTACAGGCATAGTAACGGCTTCTCAGCTTGATGGACAACTTAATTCTAGTAATCTAACAGGACAGTTACCTGTACTAGATGGAAGTAATCTTACAAACGTTATTGCAACTGGTAGTGGTGTTGATATCTACGATGATGGTAACATAGTTGGTACTGCTGTTACCATAAACCTTGGTACAAACATTAAAGCCACACCAGTTGTTGCTGGTATCACTACTATTAATTCCGAACAGTTCTCACACACTGATGTTGGTATTCATACTCTGGCAAATGTTGGCGTAGGAACAACCAATCCAACTTATCAGTTGACGGTGGGTGGATCTGGAGCAAGTTTTATTACTTCTACTCGTTATAATAATCAACCATTAAATCTCAATGATAATGCGTGGGTTAGTTCATCAGCTACTGGAGATATAGTTACCTTCCAGATCAATACTGGATCGGATGCTGCTAGTGATTTTGGTAGTTTCGTATTCAGAACAACTGATCCAGGCTTTCCATCATTAACTCAAGATGCTTTAAGGATATACAGTGCTGGTGACAGTCCAGATAGATTGGTAAAGGTTTATAGAAGTCTTGAGGTGGGTAATAATGCTAGTATACAGAATTCATTATACATTGGATCAAATAATTCTGGTGAATTATCTCAGTTCAATACTGACCTTAGAATCAGAAGTGCTACAGGAAATATTAGAATAGAACCAGTAATTAGTAGTTCAGTTATATTTCAGGACGATCAACAAAGAGAGATGGCCAGGTTCTATCCAGGCGCTCAATGTGAATTGTACTACTCGTATGTTAAGAAATTAGAGACTTCATCAACTGGCTTAACGGTGGATGGAACCATTACTGCAGATGCTTACATAGGTGATGGAACTCAGTTGACAGGTATAGATGCCTCTTCTTTGAAGTCTGGTGGTTCAGTAAAAGCTCAAGCGGTTGCAACTGGTGTTAACGTCACAGGAGACTTAGGTGTTAGTGGTAATGTATCCATTGCAGGTACTCTTACATATGAAGATGCAAAGAACATTGATGTTATTGGTGTTGCTACCTTTAGAGATTCTGTTGAAATTAATCAGGGTGGATCGCAAAGTGATCCTCTAGTACTTAAAGTCACAGGAGGATGCTTTTTCGGAGGAAACCATAATAGTTCTGGCTCTTGGTCACATTATGGTCTGCTGGATATTGGTGGCCAACAAGGTATACAACTTGAAGAGGGTGGAGTAGCTAATTCTGATTTCTTTATAAACAATAATTCAGGTTCTAGTTATCTCAAGACTGATAATGATAAAGGACTTTGGCTTCGTTCTGATAAGGGATATATAACGGATGAAGATGCGAATATAGATTATATAAAATGGGGTGATGCAGATTTACCTCCTACTGGGGAAGAGAGCGTTCAGTTATATTATAATAATAGTCTTAGATTCCATACCACTAATGGTGGTGCTGTTCTTACAGGAATACTTACGGCGACAACCTTTATAGGCTCCTTGACGGGTAATGTTACGGGTAATTGTTCTGGTTCCTCTGGGTCATGTACTGGTAACTCTGCAACGGCAACTAAAGTATATGTTAATGAGTATACTAATGATGGTACAAATAGACCTTTAGTTTTTGCGTACACAACAACGACTGCTAACTCTGCAAATAGAGATCTAGGTAAGGATCATCAACATCTCTATTGGAATGGTAGTAGTAATACACTTACGGCTCCTATATTTAGTGGAGCTCTGAATGGTAATGCATCTACTGCCTCTAACTCATCTCTACTAGAAGGTTTTCCATTAGAAACTATATCATGGGGACATAATAAGACTCATGGAACTTATAATAATTTCAATACGTTTACTAATAGTAATTTGTTTGGTGCTCACTTTGTCCAAGGAACTACTAATGGGCCTGGACAGTCTGGAGCAACTCAATATTATCATCAGAGGTTAAGTCTAGGAAGTAACTATGATAACTATGCGTTACAACTTGCTATAGGACGTAATAGATCAGACAACTATCTCTGGTATAGATCTGAAGAGAATGGTAGTCAGGGATCTTGGTATAAGATGAGAGCTGGGTATGCGGATAGTGCTGGTTCTGCTACCACTGCTTCCTCATGTTCTGGTAACTCTGCTACTGCCACGACTGCTACAACTGCTGGGTCATGTACTGGTAACTCGGCGACTGCTACCACTGCTTCCTCATGTTCTGGTAACTCGGCGACTGCGACTTTAGCTACCAATGCTAATAATTCATATGCATGTTCTGGTAACTCGGCTACTGCCACGACTGCTACCTCTGCCACCTCGGCTTCGACTGCTACGACTGCAACAAATTCTAATACATCTCTTATAAGAACTGATAGTGGTAATGCATGGCATAGTTTAGTATTTGTTGATAGTACTACAGACAATCTGAATCAAACCCTTAAAATGGATGACGAGTCTGGTAGGTTAGCATGGAATCCTTCTACGGAAATGCTTCTAGCAAATACCCTTGCTTCTTATGCGATGTTTACTTGGTCTGGTAGTGTTGGTACTGCTGGACAAGCTCTACTATCTGGTGGTTCTGGTAATGCATGGTATTGGGGTGATGTATCTGCTGAAGGTATTTCAACAGATGCAACCTTTAGCGGCGATGGTGGATCTAATACTGGATTGTCTGGTTCTACTCGTTTAGTATTTGGTTCGAGTATCGGACAGAAGTTTGGATACGAGTACTACTCTGGTAATCAAAATTGGATGTTGAGAACCTCAAATAATAGTAGTTTCAATTATGGTACTCTTAAGATTAGAACTGATAGAGGACAACAAAGTGGTCAGCACCCTGTATATGGAACCGCAGGTGGAGGTTCCATAATCATGGCACAGTATGATGGTGATGTCATGT